CCATAGTAGAGGACACAGCAGCAATACGGGTCTCAAGGGTTGCAGAGGTTGCAGCACTTGCTTTAGTTTCCGCAAGAACAGATACAGAGTTAATCCGAGTTTCAAGGGTTGCCGATGTTCCTGCGCTAGCATAAGTAAGAGCCTGTAGTGCAGCAATTGCAGAACTATTTGCAGCAATTGCAGAACTATTTGCAGCAATTGAAACATTAGCTATTGACAAGGTAGCGGAAACCGTGTTAATATTACTCGTTAACGCAGCGGAGGTAGATGCTAAGGCAGTGCTAACACCTGCGATGCGAGCTTCTAAAGTAGAAGAAACACCTGCAATACGAGTTTCTACTGTAGCAGAAGTACCTGCACTAGCATATGCACTGCCATCTCCTAGAATGTTATTAATAGAAGTAATAGCTGATTCATTAGCAGTAATAGAAGTAGATAACAGATTAATTTGAGTAGAGTTACTAGCTATCAGTACACCGTTTGCAGATGTTGTTGCTGAAACAGAATTAATATTACTTTGTAGGATTACATCTGTAGATTCTAAACCTGCAATCACAGTAAGTACGGATGCCTGTGCATTAAGAACAAACACAATGTTACTAGAAATAATTGCTTCAACCGAAGCCAAGGCGCTGCTAGTAGCTACACCGTCTCCATCTACTGTGATGTTTGTTGTATTAATAGTTGTGGCACTTACTGTACCTGCACGTAATGTACTTACGCTTACATCTTGAAAGGTAAGTGTGTCAGCGTTTAAAGTATTTGTTGTGATATTAGTTGCACTTACCGTTGTGGCTCTTACAGCACTAGCTTGAATATTCTGTGGTTGAAAGGCACCATTAATAGTTAAGTTACCGTTAACGCTTACATTGCCTGTAAAAGCTGCAGATGTTTCAGAAAGCTTTAGTGAAGAGTTAGTACCCTCCCCGTCTTGCACACGTCTAAGGGTGTTGTCTAGCCCATCATTAGTAGCGCTAGAGTTAATTGTAAGGATATCTTTATATGTGTTGGCAATTAGCTTACCAGTAAAATCAGTCATTATACGTTATTCCAACTTATGTCTACCAACTCCCACTGGTATATTGTGGTATATCTCTCTGTTGCTTTGTCCCAAGTAATGCCCCTGTCGATATTAGGGTCAGGCCTTGCATTCATTACATACTGACTTCTGTCTCGCATGTCAGGGACTTTGTTCTGCGCATGGTTGACTCTGTCATAGCTTCCATCCCAGTCAGAGGGACACACCCAGAGGTTAAAGCTATTCTTACGTAATCTACTACGTGGATAAGCAAACCCACAAATATCACATTCAGCTTGTACATGTTTTCCTCTAGCCATTTGTTACGGTCCTGGATATGGTGGAAGCCAAGAAGATACAGGTACTGCCGAAACAAGTGACGGAACCTGTGGTCTAGGGTCTTTAACAACATAGTCGTCCGTTACCCTGGCGATTCTATTTTGTGGATGATTCTTCTGGTCAAACTTTCCTTCGTAATCTGATGGACAAACCATCATCCCATAACTATTCTTCTTTAAAGTTCTTAGCTCGTATCTGAAGCCACAGATGTCACAAAGACCTAATGCTTTAGTTGCACCCATGTCACTACCTCAGACGAGGAAGAATGTACATGCTGGCACGTTCTTTATCCTCTTCCTGCGCTCTCATAAGTCTATCTTCATACTCGCCCTTAATCATCTGGATGCGACCTGCATCTACACCTGGACGTTTCATTGACATGAAGTAGGCAGTGCCTGCAGTTAAGCAAGGATAGAACCTACGAGAAATGTCAGCAGTCTGAGAAGACTTGGATACATCTTGGAAATACTTTACAGTTTCAAACTTAATTGCATCTGTGCTATTCTCTGGGATAGGCCACAGGAAGACACGAGACTGGTCACGCTCTCTACGTACAGCAAACTGCGTAGGACGACCTGTCTGCCCCTTACGAGGAACTTTAAGATACTCTTCCATGCTGATGCGTTCTAGCTGTAAGTCGATGTTATCACGGTTAACCACAGCTTCCAGAACGTCAATGTTCTCTTCTCCTAATACATAGGAGGTAACGCTGGTTGCAACGGTAACAGCAGTGGTGCCAATTGTCCACAACTGAATGCCACGGTTCTGCCAGTCTTGTAGAAGCAGGTTAATAGAACGACGAGCAGACTTAGGCTCGTTACCAAGCGTAGCCTCACCTCCAATCATTTCTAGGGCTTCTTCAATTACTTCGTCAATATCCATTGAGAAGGTATATGTACCTGACGTTGCCATTTATGTTCTCCTTTAGTATAGCCTATTATGGCCAGATTGTTTGCGGTCAGCCTTTAAGCCAGCTGTCTGGTCTGTGCCTCTTGGACTAGCAGAACCAGTAGAGTTTCTTTTGCGACCACCTACCTTTCTTCCAGGCTTGCTTACCTGTTGGCTGACCGCAGACCTACTTATCGCCATCCTTAAGTTTTCTTTCTGTTCTTGCCACCAAGACCGAAAGTCTGTTTTTGACTTTTAGGAGGACGCTTAGTACTTTTACCTTTACCAGCCCAAAAGACTTTGTCAGCCCAGTAAGCAGCTGAAGTCTTGCCTCTAGCAATGTTCTTTCCATGCCTTGCTTTAAAGTTTGAACGAGCTTCTTTGCTGTAGTTGTGGCCCATTCCTTGAGCGCCGAAACGAATTGTTTTAAGTTTTCCATTGTCTCCCCTTACGGCCACTACAGCCTTTTTGCTTGGATGGCTTGGCGTCATCTTAGGTTTGTTTAAACCCTTAAGGCCAAGTTTCTTTAATCTATTTTTTTCTGAATCTGTTAATGCCATGTCTTAGTATAACCTATTATGTCCTGAGATGGAACCACCTTTTGCAGCGTTTCTTATTTTAGCTGTTTTTTTAGCTATAGCTTTAGGCTGCTTAACGAACTGTTTTCCTTCTGCTCGTCCTTTTCTTTTAGCTGCCGTAGTCTTCGCATACTCTGCTTTTGTGAGTTTAGCCCTCGCCTTTTTTGGTAAGTACCTTTCACCTGTGGCCTTCGCCCCCTGCGTACTTGGCTTACCACTCTTGGTACCCCATTCTTCTTTTGTCCATTTGCTTAATGATTTTTGTTTCTTTCCTTTGCCGCCCTTGTAGCCGCCACCTGCTTTCTTATAAGCAGCTGCAACTAACTGAGCCTTACGTGCCGACCACTGACCAGCTGCCCCGCCTTTGCTACCCGCTTTAATGCGAGCAACAATTCGTTTACGGAGTTCTGGCTTTGTGTACTTGGCATCAGACATTACTTTCCCTTACCACCACGGTTATCTGAAAGCTGTTCTTCAATGTACTTCATACGCTCTTCGTGTTCTTTTTTAATTTCCTGCTGGTAGTCGTAAGCTCTCATGCCCTGTTCTTTTGTGCCACGATTGCCCTTAACAGTTTCTGTTACAGGACCACCTTCTTGGTAGTATCCCATACTGTTACGAACAGCGGTAGGAAGCTTGGAAAGACCTTTATTCTTCTTTGGTACTTTCTTCATTACTTCATTGCCTTCCCGTATCCACGAGTTGCACAGCCTACGCCCTTAGGCTTGCCTACTTTACCACCCATATTCCTTAAAATTCCTTTGTCCAAGCTTCCTCCATATGTTTTTTTAGGCTTAGCTTCTTTTTTCTTTGCTGGTTCTTTAATCTTACCACCATAAGCTTTAATATCCGAAAGGCCTTCACGCATCAAAGCGCCTGAACCCTTTTTACGTGCCTCTTCTACTCTTTTCTTTTTTGCAGCAGACATGGGCTTGCTAACCGTCTTTTTTACTTTTGGACTCTTGGTCTTTTCTACAGACTCTAAGCCCTTTTGAAGCTTAGACTTACCGCTACCTCCAAACTCTTTAGGACCCGCTAAGCTTACAGGCTTCTTACGACTTGATGCAGACTGACGTGCTTTCTGTTGCATTGTAGCTGTCTCGTCATTCTTTTTAAGAATAGACAGAGCTTCTTTTTCAGCATCACTTGCCTGCTTCTCTCTTCTTTTTTTAATAAGCTCTGCTTTAAGTTTACCATAGTTAGGAGACTTACCCTTTGGAGTTCCCTTTACAAACTTATTAATTAATTTTAAACCTTCTTTTCCTGCTATACCAGCCATGTTATTTTTTCCCCTTTGTCATTGCTTTGCCGTAGCCTCGTTTAGCACAACCTACACCACGCACCGAGCCACCTTTGTTTCTATTAATCAATTCAGTTAGTTCTTTTTCGTATTCGTCCATGAATGGTTTGTCCTTACCACGAAGGAAAGAAGAAGCTTGTCCAGCTTCGTATTCATATAAAGGGTCAGAGCCTGAGCCACGATTGGCTTTCTTTTTACCTACATCAGTTCCACCCCCTTGACGAGCTTCACGAGACATACGTGATTCAAAGTCTGCAGAAGTTTCACGACCTTCAGTTAACTGTGCAGCCTTACGTCTCTTCTTAGGGTTAGAAGCTTTCTTAATGCGGTCACGACGAGCCTTAACAGTTTCACCCTTAAGCTCTCTTCTCATCTCGTCATCTAACATTCTTTGTGTAGCAGGGCCTTTAACCTTTTTAACCTTAACTGGTTTTTTAGGCTTAGTTTCTTTTAGCTTTTCTGCTTTCTTTTTAGAGCGCTCATAAGCTGCCTTAGCCTTAGCGTCTCTTGACATTTTTTCTTTTTTAATGCTTGGCATAGCTCCTGCTTTAGCTTTAACTGCTTTATCTTTAGCTGCTTGGTCACGACGAAGAACTTGATAAACAGGACGCTTACCAAACTTCTTTACAGCTGCTGCTGTTGTACCACTTTTTAATGCTGCTCTGATTGCGTCAGCACCTGTCTTAACCGCTGCCATTTAATTTCCTCCTGGAGTTAATGTATTGTCGCCGCCTGCTGGGGAAGAGTTATCCTCCATATCGTCACGGCGTGTTCTTCTAGCTTGGTTTCTCAGTAAGTCCATTGCATTCTTATGTTGCTCTTGATACACAGGAGTAACAGAAAAGTTTTTCATAAATGTTGAGGCTTCAACCATGCAACCATAAAATAAAGCATCATAGCATTCGTCTGAGAAATAATTATTTTGATTGACACTGGTTAAGGCAGCTGGTTTAACTGTATACACAATAGAGCCACCATAAGTAGCGCTTGCAGTAGGAGCAAACAAAATTTGACTATTGGTTTTTCTGGCATAATACTTAGGAGTTCCTGTGCTGGCGCTTACAGGCCAGTAGTCATTAATAAATTCGTCTGTTCTTTGAAGAAGGGCAATCTTAGTGCCTGCGTCTTTAAGGTGGATATTCTTAATAACCTTTGTGCCTGTAGGTAGTTCAAATATATTTTTACCAGCAGAAAGGGCAACTGACGTAGCAGTTACAAGCCCGTAGTCATCTAGGGCTTTTATCATTCTATCTTCGACACGATTAACCATCTTAGGAATGTAGGCAACAAACTCAGTGCCGTCATTCTCAGATGCTTCAATAATATCGTTCACAAGGTATGTGTAATTAGCCATAATAAATTGTTACCGTTGAACCTGCTGTAGGACATTGCACAATAACAGTACCACCCATACGGACACCTGTGTCAGTAAGATAGGCTTCTGTTACATCCGAATTAGTTGTGTTTGTGAATTTAATAATACCGCCGTTAGAGTTTCCAAAAGCATCTACGGATGTACCAGTGATAGTAAACTCACCTACACCCTGTGCATGGACACCTCTAATGCGTGTACCCTTTAGCGCTACACCGCTAACTGTGTCTACAGCGGTATTAACCAGTGTAGTATTACAAGTAACATATGCTACCCTAAGATTTGCCGACATGATTCGCTCCTGTATAATAAACTTCGATGTGCCTATTATACTAAAAAAGGGCGTAGGATACAACTCCCACGCCCTTCTATTTTTTAGTCTATCAGTAGACTAGTGACTAGGCACCAGCGTTACCGAAGAAACCTCTCCAGTCTGACCAACCAAAGCTATAACGCTCACGAGCTTTAAAGCGAAGGTTACCAGTGTCGAAGTCTGGCTCCATCTTAGTCTGAAGCGGCGAACGTACGAACATTTTCGCACCATTCGGGCAATCAGTCTTGATGAAGAAAGCATTCGTATCGGTAAATCTACGGTTCACGTAGAAGCCGCCAGGGACAAGTCCTTGGTTACGGATGCTGTTGATGTCATTCGTATTTGTTACACCCGAATCGGAAACGATTGTGGTGGACAAAGCAGAGTTCAGAATCTGGTCTGCAGTGAATGCGAGGTCCGAAGGAATGTGCAGGCTTTCGGCTTGCGCACCAATCAGGATACCACGGTCATCTTTGATTTTCGAGATGCTAATCAAAGCAGTCTCAAGCGATGCTTCCGAAAGGTCAGCAGCGGCCAGCAAGTTGCTTTGGTCGCCATCGCCAATCGTTGCGTGTGAAGCCGAGAACAATGCGTCCCCGTCACCACCTGCATAAGCAGCGTTAAAGCCGTTGTTGAATACATCAGCAGCTTTTACTTGTTTGGTGTTTGCCATTGCACGGGCCAGACCTTTGGCACGTAGTTTAGCAAACGTATCATACAAGTTATCTTCCATTGCTTCTTCTGTGATGGCAAAGCCAAGAGCAACAGTCTCGTGTGTGTAACGAGCAGTGTAGCTTTCTTGGGCATCGTCATACGATACAGCAGCGCCTTCACCTTTAACAGGTGCCGAGCCGAAGCCTGTGAAGAGAACTTCTTCTTCAAATGCACGGTCTGAATTTTCAACATCAAACAACGGTGCGTGTTCATCGGATACTTCTCCATACTCAACGCCAAATACAGCGTTAAGACCTGGGAGTAGCTCTTTGGAAATACTTCCTCTATTAATAGCCATTTTTAATTATCTCCCTTAGTTGAATGCCGTAACTGGTGTTGATACCAGTACATTAATGAAGTTCTGTTGGCTAACAGGACCCATTTGGACTTCCAAACGAGTATATGGGTCGCCAACAGCGTTACCTGGCTCATCGACAATGCCGATAACACGGAACAGGCCAGCAGCCGAAGTTCCGACACTACCTGCAGTGGTTAGAGCCGTGATTGTGGAACGACCAGTGAAGGTAGAACCAGCAGCAATATTCGAAGCTGCTACGTTTTTACCAACGATACCAGCAGCAACGGTTGTGTCCGAGCTAATGATATAGGTTTGACTTGGGTCGTCGTTTACCAAACCGACAATATCGGAAGCCGATACGCCAGAGTAGTAAGGTTTAAAGTATTGCTCCCCGTCTGCTACGTAACTGCAGCCTTGGAATGTACCAATAGGCATTTCAGTCGAAGTAACGAGTGGAACTAGCGAGCCGCCAGACAAGCGTACAGGAGTACCTGTATACATTGCACCAGCACCAGAAGCGATTGGGTACGAAGTTGCACCACTGCTCTGAGGCGAGTTACCACGAACACGGGAAGGAGTGATACCAGTAATTAGTTTAGTAGTCATTTTATTAATCTCCTAAGTTGTGAATCATGTAGCCAGACTCTGTAGCACCTTATTCTTAATCGAAAGAGGGTGTACGTCCTCTGGTTACGTTTGTTTTGCTTGAGTTTCGAACAGGCATTTTTTTGTCACTTGCGTTTTCAAGTTGCGAGTTAACAGCATCCACCATATCAGCAGAGGCCCCTTCGAAATGACGTTGCCGTGCTTCTGCACGTTTGATGGGCATTTTGGCAAGAGCCAAGTCCCCACGGCAAACAGTACCGCTATAACGACCTTCATCTCTAACCATAGAGGTGTGGCCTAGTTCAGGTACTTCGTCGAGAGAAACAAACTCCCAGCCTTCAGCTAATCGCTTACCAACATTTGTATAATCGTCTTTACCTTTAAGGGAGATGCGTATCCAACGTAGTTTCATTCCTTGTTCGTCAAATCTATTGTTAACAAACTGTGGAATATCTAAAAGGTTCGGTTCGACATATTCGTAGTCTTCTGTTTCTCTTGTTTCCAGTTCACGAGACTGGGATTCACGTGTGGTATTTCGTGCCATAAGTATATGTATCCTTTCGCAGCTATCTGTTAATTGTTGTATATTCACCATCACCAGCTGATTCTACTTTCAGCTTTTCGGCGGCATACTGTTCAAGTGTAATTCCCCACTTTTGTGCGAGTCGTACGTCTTCTTGAGAGAGTTTAACTTTCTTGTTAGACGGGGATGCTGAAGTGTGCGAGGCTCCAGCTACTACTTGAGAAGCCGTTGACGTAGGCTTCGTACGTGGTTTATCGGCAGCTACTTCTTCTGTAGTTGTTCCGAATTTGTTAGGGAAAGTATCTGCCATGCGGCGGTTAATTTCCTCGTAATAATCGTCATCAGCAGGGTCAAAGCCTTCGCCTTGTACTTCTGAATCAATCTCAAGAGCAGCAGCAGTTAAGACACGGTCTTTATTAAACCAGTCATTCTCTGTTACCCAACGCTGTGCTTTTTTATCAGCGGCTTTATTAACGGGTAGTTGTTGCTCTTGTTCTTCAAAGTTAACAGGCTTAAAAGATTCAGCCTCTTGTTTGAAGGTTTTAATGTTATAGCTATCTTGCTGCGCATTAGTAAGTGCTTCTTGCGCTTGTAAGATTCTATCTGATTCTCCGCTGTCCAGTGCTTCTTTATAGGCACTCTTAGCAAGTTCAATTCTTTCGGTAACCTGACGCTCATTAGATTCTACGTTTGTGTTTAGAAGAGTACCGTATTCTTCTTCACGCTGCTGCAGTTTAACCTGCATGTCTTTTTGAGCTTGTAGCAGTTCTTCAATCTGAGCTTCACGTTCCTTCTTCTGTTTTACCAGCTGACGGATACGCTTCTGTGCGCCCGATGTTTCTGCTTCTTTAGCTGGTGCTTCCTCTTCCACTTCTGCGGTGGTAGTGGCCTCTTCAGCTTCTACTTCTGGGGTTGGAGCAGGTTCTTCCTGCTTCTCAACTTCTACTTCTGGTGCAGCAGATACAACTTCTTCTTCTGCGCCTTCAATTTCAATTTCAATTTTATCGGGGGATTCACCCTTTTCAGGTGTAATAGTAGACCATTCAGTCTCTGCCATTTGTACTTCTCCTGTTTAACGTCCTCAGCGAACTTAGACGAATAACGCTGATGTGATATATTATATAGTATAAGTTACCGTGTCACAATAGCAACACGTTAAATTAATTTGATAGATTAAATGTTGGGTCTAAATCTTTAGGGCTTCCAACTACCATTTTAACATCGTCGTCAAAAATAAGTAGTAGCTGTATGCCTTTGTATAGGAATTTATTCCCTGCGTGTTTACCGTAACACACATAGTCTCCCTCTTTACACCAAGGGGTATCGCCAAACTTGCTGTCTTGATAGGCGGCGCTGCCTACCTTAAGTACACGGCCAACTGTTGTAAGATAAGCCATGTCCGATTTGGTTGAGTCAGGAAGAATAATACCTCCCTTTGTCTTCTCCTTAACAGAGATAGGGCGGACAAGTACAGTGTATCCTGGAACTTCTGGTAATGGTGTCGGGTCAGGTACATCGTCATTTGTAATCCACTCGTCGTTTTTAATAGCATTAGATGCTGCTTGCATTAATCTAGTCCTCTTCTATGTATTTAGTTAGATAGTCTTTAATAATACCAATTGATTTCTCAATCCCTGCAATATTACCTACCACCTCCTTATACATAGGATAGTCTGAAGCTGTCCCATATGCAAGCGAATTTTTCAATCCTTCAATTTCTTTTTGAAGTTCTTTAATTAGTTCGTCGTATAACAATATTAATTACCTTGTTGGTTCTTCATAATAGTGTTCAACATATCAGTAGAAAGCTGCACTTCCTTAATACCATTGGCTTCCTGTGTTTTAATCAAGTCAGCCAGAACGTCCATAGCTTTCAAAGCTCTCTTGGCGTTACGGTCTTCTTCTTTCTGATATGCTTGCATGTTAGCTTGCATCCCTGCTTCTTGAGCATCAATAGCAATCTTCTGCTCTTTCAAGTCAAGGTCACGCTGTTTGAGCGAAGCATCTACCTGAGCCTTAGCAGCTTGGGTTTGATTTTTCTGCTGCTCAACCTGTAGCTTCTGTGTTTCAATTTGAAGCATCTGTTGTTCAGGAGACATGCCACCACCTTGAGCCATCTGCATGTTCGTCTGCATGATTTGCTGAGCAGCTTGTGCATTTGCCATTTCTTCTGGGTTAGGCATCTGAGCAAGTTGAGCAGCCATCTGTGGGTTCTGAGCCGCCTGCATAGACAGACCATCAATCTGTTCTTTATACTTCAGAAGCATATGCTCAGAGATGTTGGCTTGCAAGGCTGCAGCCATTTGATTGAAGAATGGATTTTGTTGATTGCCTGGGTCTTGCAGGAAAGCTCCCTTGAATGAGATGTGTGCATCGTGGTTCTGACCTGTAAAGGCTTGGATTGGTTTATTCTGAGACACAGCCAAGATGTCGGTCATTGGGTCTTGAGGTTGCGCCTCGTCTTTGCGAGGCATCAACGAATCAATGTCAGGTACATTAGCTGTAGTAAGAAGCATACGATTAATGGCTTCCATGTCAAACATGCCTGGCTCCGATTGTTGAGCAATGTTCTGTACCATTTGGATAAGCATCATGCGCTGAGCATTCGAAGGAATGTTAGGGTCAGACACTGGTACAATATCTACACGACCATCGAAGTCTTTCTTAAGAATCTTCTCAGAAACTCCAGGAAGGTCATAAGGATATTCAGGTGGTAGATACTCATAGTCAATACGAGCCAAGATTTTAAACTCGTCGCCCTGTGCCTTGTGTAGACGTTTATGGATTGAAGAGAAGAACTTACTTGAAGCTTCTAACAATGCCAAGGTTGTACCAACGGGACCATAGCCACCGCTGTCTGCAATTACTTGTTCGGTGCTGTCAGCAAACTTCTGACCTGTCTGCGTTACAAAGGTAAGCATGTTGTACAAAGTCTGCGATGGTTCTTTGAAGGGCAGTGGGATAATAGACTTAGACAAGTCCATGCCTGTTGCTTCTACTTCTTTAAATTCCCCTGGCGCAATAGGGTCGTTATCTCCGACCATACGGACGCCCTTAGCTTTGAAACCCCCTGGTAAGTTAGCGAACTGGCCAGCATCAAGTAGGCTACGCATTGCAGCAGTAGCAGACATAGTAAGATTACCAAGGAAGTGAATAAGACCCAAGCCGTAAAAACCAAAACCAGGAACATATCTGTAGTGCGTGAAGTGCATCTTCTTGACATACTTATCGTCTCCTTCTTCCCAGTTACGGCGGATAGACAATACAGCACCAGTAGTTTCTTCTACTGTTACAATGTAAGGGCAGGCAACTTTACCTGAGTGCATCTTGTCTTCTTCAATCTCTAAGTAGCAGTGTTGTTCAAGTAGTACATACTGTGGGTCGTTGTCTGAAGCAGGAGACAAACCAAGAACACTGTCCATCTTTTCAGCCAT